TGATTGCCAGAAAATATTTCCTGCTTTATTATCAAGTCCCATTAATACACCTGTACCACCTTTACCTGTATATTGGAAATATAATTTTGAATCAGTTCCACTATTGTAATATAAAGTAGGATAGTATGAATATCCACTATCAAAAACAGGTTTAATACCGTCTGTAGTTTTTTGGTTGCTGTATTGTTGGTTATCAAATAAAGCAATAGTAGCATTTTGACCTTGCTTAAAAGTATTTTGAAGTTCAGCCCAATGACTACTTGGAGGAGTATCCGTTTGGTTTTGGTTTAATTCTGTTAAACTACCACTTTCATCAACAAGATATTTTAATGTAGTTATATTACGATTAGGGAAAAAAGAACTACTTACAATTTGAGTGAATAAACCAAATTTTCTAACATAATGATCTATTGCTGCTGCTTTACCAAATGATTGATCACCATTAGTATAAACATTATAGGTTGCACTAGTAACTTTAGAACCATCGTAACGTGATTTATTATAAGAATCTAAAAATAAATAAGAATCTTGTAATGAAGATGTAGTTAATATATTAAATGTACCTAATGAACTTTTACCACCACTTCCTGTTGCATTTGATCGTCCTGGAGGTAAAGTGATATTATCTGCTACTTGTAAAGTTCTTCTAAAAAGTGATTGTCTACTTTGAGATACATTATTTAAAAGAACATTAAAATCAGAATGAGTAAATCTAACAGAATCTATTTTTTGATATATTGATTGATTAGAGTTATATAAATCAACAAATCCTACATATGGGTTAAAATTACTAGGAATAAAATAATCATTATATATGTTTATTTGACTTCCACTAATAGCTCCATCAAAATAAGCTGCTCTATCTCCTAATAATTTATTATAAAAAGGATCATATGAAGCCGTTATTACAGAACTACTAATAGCACCATTACCTACTATTATATTAGTAGTATTACTTGGATTAGAATAGGATACTTTATTTCTTTCTAAAACAGGAGAATTAAATGTTACACCTGTTGAAAGACTAGTTCTTTCAGGAACATTATCTTCTAACATTTTAAATAATGAATTATCGAAGAACTGAACTAGACGAATAAATCCGTTGTAATCCAGCAATGAACCTGTAAATCCAGCAAATGAGCCTGTTCCACCAAAATAAGCTTTTTGTTGAGCTATAAGATCACTATATGAACCACTATACAATTGTCTAGGGTCACCAATATAATTATCTAATACCCAATTAGGATTATTAGATGAAATTGATTTAGATATATAGGTATCTATTTGAGATTGAGGTGAAAATGATATATCAACATAATGATCATCTACTGTTCTAAAATCAGCTGATTCAGAAGTGTATTGTTGGATACTAACTAAAGGTGATAATACACTACCTGTAGTTAAATTATTTACTACTCTAACTTTATCGTTATTATATCCTTTTAATAATTCTGCTGTATTTGAACCTCCAAATTCTTTAACATTTAAAATACTACTTGTAATAGCGCTACCAGTTGTTGTATAAAAAGTAGAGCCGGAAATTGTGTAGTAGTCTTGGTTTGATATTCCAAATGTAGAAAGTAATGTTCTTAAACCAGCAACAGTACCTTTACGTTGTAATAATATAGGTAAGTTGTGATAAATACGTTTGTATGATTCTGCTAAAATATCTTTTTTAGGTATATTATTTAGATAACTACTTGTAGCAGAAAAATCAGTTAAATACCCACTATATGTAGCGCTACCTGTATTAGCGCCTAAAAAATAATTAGCTATACTTTGATTACCAAAACTATTAAATACACTTATACCTAAAGATTGTAATAAGGTATAAACAACATCTTTAGAAATACCAACATTTAAATTATTATTTGCTAAATTTCTATCAGTTATAGTTTTAATATATATCCAAATGTTATCAAAATATTGACCCATCATATTTAAGAAGGTCAAATAATTTTCATTTGCAGGGTCATCAACAATATATGAAGGTACTGAGAACTTAAAGTAATTTAGGTTAGTTAGATCATAATCTTCAGCATGAGATGTTGAGCTATTATACCATCTAGAAGTAATTGATGCTGTTGTTGGGGCTAATATATATGGTTTAGTATTGCTTACTTTAGGATAAGGAGTAATACCATATTGTAAAGAAGATGTTACAGATCCTGATTCAAAATATAAATAGTTTTCAAAGCCATCAAAATTAGTAATAATATTATTAATACTAGATGTGTATAAATTTATTTCAGCTTGTAAACTACTTGTAGTAGATACATGAGGAGTATAATTACTTATAAGAATGTTATAAGATTCAATTTGTTGAGCTTTAGTAAAGAAATTTTGAACACGAGACAAAGCAGATCCAAAAGTTACAAAGTTTTCAAACCCACCATCACCTCCATTAGCACCACTATAGTCAATATTAATAGCTATACTTTGAGAAGCATTTAAACCAAATAATCCTTCTTGACCTAATCCTTCTAATCCTTGATACCCAGTAGTTGTTGTATTTAAACCAAATCTAGAAATATTATTAAAATTAGGACCTCTTAATTTTTTTGTAGGGGCTGCAGCTAATATAGCATCTAAATTAATATCAAATATGTAAGGAGTAGAAATTTCTTCTACAACCCATAATGAAGATTTTTCATTAATGCTTTGATCTAGTTCATTATATAATTTAAATAATATTTCGTATCCTGTATCAACTCTATTTAAAACAATATTAGTAACAATTTCTTGTATATTGTTTCCAAAATTTAATAGATATGGGTCAAATAAAGAAGATGAATTATAATTATCAATTAAAGCAAGAGAACCACTTTCTATTTGATCATTTGTTAATACAACAGATCCTACTCTAATTTCAGTTCTATCAGGTGAAATTTCTTTAACAAATAAAGAAGCATCAGGAAACTTAGAAATTTTATTTCTAAATATATTATATTGAACCTTAAATTCTCCTGATGTGTACCCTAAATTTTGAAGATCCATTACAGGATCTATTTCAATAACAGGATATGTTGATGAAGTTGTATTTAAATTAGAAGTTGTTCCTACTTGAGAACCATTGGCTGTAGTATTGTTAATGTTTGGTGATTGAGTAGCTCCAGGATTAAGCCCAGAATCAGTAGGTAATTTAAAATTACGATAATTATAATTAGCTTCTAGTGGATTATCTCCTATATCATAAACATAATATTCTATTACATCATTAAATTCACCAAAACTTTTTTTAATTTTTTGAGAAGTAATTAATCGCAAGTCATCTGCTGTATAGCGAGATACTTGTGTTGTATTTAATATACTACCTACTATTTTAATATTATCTGCCATTTATTTTAGTACTATTGTGTATTTGTTATTTTTAAACTATTAACAGTAGTTTGTACATCTAATAATTGTTGTCTTAAAGAAGTAATTTCTTCTAATAATGCTGTAATATCAGTATCATCAACTCTTACTCCTAAAGTACCTGCTATTCTTTCTAATAATCTTCTTAATACATCTTCAGGTATAAGAGGATATAATGAATCAAGTAAAGCTAAAAAATCTTCTAAAGTAAAAGAAGGTACTCCTCCTTGCTCTGCATCAGCAGTATTAGCTGGAGGTAATTGGTTAAATTGTCTGCTAACAACTTTATCAAAAGCAGCCTTGTCAAATACGGTTTTCTCTATTGGAATACGAGACATTATCTTATAACTTTAAAGTAGTAATTATCATCAGATATAACTGTTTCACCATTTGATAATACAGTTTTAAATAACAATTTATAGTAACGTTCAGGTTCTAACCCGTTCATATAAACATCAAAATAATTACCTGTTGAATCACAGCTAATTTTAGTGTATGTTGTATCGTAATCTACGACAATTTCCTCGGTATCCAAGTCTTTTATTGACCAATATGAGGTAGAAGGTAAAACTTTATTATTTAAATAAACTGAACTAGTTTGGAATGATCTAGCTGGAAATTTATCTCTAATATTTACTCTAAAACGTTGTATTGAATCTTGTTGAAATTCACTTTTGTTATTACCTAATGAAGGAACAAACAAATCATTTGTAACAACGGATAATGATCCTGTACTATATGATGAATCATCCCATCTAATTTCAAGACATGGAGGGTAAATAGTATGTGTGTTACCTGAAAAATATTTTAATTCGAATTTAGAAGAAGAAGCATTAAATTCAATTGCTGAGGAATTTTTAATTATAAATCCTTCATTAGCAATAGATCTTTCATTTATAGCTGTTACAGCACTGGTTACTTTAATTTCTATATCCTTAGAAGTAGAATTAGTAAATGACTGAGATGCGTAGTAAACAAAATTTGTCCACCATGAACCACCACCTGCTGTACCACCAGGTCTATAAGAACTAGTAACTCCAATTCCCACAGGCCATGTTAAAGCACCATCTATTCCATTTCTATATTGCCAACTAACACCGTCTGTTGTAGTAGGTGAATTACCTAATCTACCAGTACCTATACTCCAACTTCCTGTTAATGGATAACAATCTAATGTATAGTCTAAAGGAATTGAAGAAGCATTAGCTAAATATAACTTTAAGTAAGCGTCATAAGATTTACCGACAGCTCTAGCCAAAGATTGACTAATTTGATCAGTAGGGAATTTTATGATAGCACGTGATACTTCATTAGTATCATTAATAGTATAGAAAGTACTAATCTCTAATATTTCATCTAAACCAGTGTTAAGTGTTGGATAAAATGAATATAAAGTAGCACTTTTTTCAGGAAATATTTTATAAATTGACATAGTTAGTAATTACTACATATAAATATAACAACTACTAAACTGTTTTATGCTAACAACGCATAAAACTCGTTAAAATGCTTAATACGATCAGCTAAACCAATTGTACCACCATTAACACGTTTAGTAATAGACGTAACAACTGCTGTAGTTGCACCACCATCTGCCATTTTATGTAAACCATTTTTATTAAAAAACCATGCTGCTGACAATAATGGGTATTGAGTAGCAACTATTGTTGGATCAGTATTAACATCAGCACCTATTGATTTAAAAAATGCTTGATAGTTAGTTTTACCAGTTAACTGAATGTATCCACGTCCACAATATTTTGATCCTTCACCACTTGCTTCAGGACCATTACCCATACGACCACCATATACTTTATTTGCAATCTTTTCAGGTTTGCGTTCGTATTGTTTAGCTAGGGCTTCAGTTGGGAAATATTTTTTAAATATACCCATTAAACCTTTAGCACTATAATTTAAATTTTCTTTTACTAATCTAAAATTACCTGACTCATGACCACACTGAGCTAAAAAATGAGCTAAGCGTAATGGAGTATTAATTTCAAATTTTTCCATAACTCCTGGAATTTGAGTTATAACAGCATCAGGAACATGTCCTTTTAATTTTTCTAAATTCATAAGTTTTTATTTTTAATATGTAACAACTCTACCTTGTATATCATTATTAGGATATCTAACTTCAAATATTGAAGGATCTGCTGATGGATATATATTTCCACTTCTAGTAGCTCCAGGAATATCATATGCAAATTCTGAATATGTTAGACCTGATGGGTCTTCTTTATTAACAACTTCAAGTTTAACTATTGATTGTACTCCTTTTACTTGTAAAAGAGTAGTCATCATTTCAGATATAACAATTGGTTGATTTATTTGCCATTTTTCTATATTAAAATAACTTTGCAATGCTGATATACAATTAGATACCACTGTTTGGTTATTGAATCCACTTATTATAGTAATGTCAAAGTTTATTCCTATATTGATATAAAAAGCACTTTTAATATTGAGAGCATCAGTAACCATTCTATATTCATTCAAATATATTGCTAAATTTTGCTTTAATGTAGTTGTAGCTATGTCTAATTGTTTATTAGAATTATAAGCTAAAACGTACATGTCTAAAGATAAAGGATTAGAAGTTGGATTTGATGAAAGAGATGGTTGTAAATTCTGGTTTAAGTCTTGAGTAACATATACTTTAGAGATACTACCATAATCCGAAGGTAATGATAATGCTCTAATTATATAGTCATTTTTAGTTACAGCACGTAATTGAGAAGAATAAGAATACAAAGCATTATTTCTTATTTCTTCAATTTCATCTCCATTTCTACCTCCTGAGGAAGGGTCAGCGTTTGTTGAGATTACACTATTTTTAATAGTTTGAGATAAACCGCCTGAGTATCCTGATTTAAAGTATAATCCTGAAAGGTCTATAGTTGTTAAATCATTAGAAGGTACATTTGAAGTTATACCTCCACCTACTAAGTATCTTACTGTTAAAGTAGTATTTGAAGGAGCTAAACCATACTCTTGAGTATAAAATATAGAAGCTTGGTTATAATTACTTAATAAATTAGATATACCAGGTACTAATCCTAATCTAATATTATCTGGAGTTGGGATTATATTTTCATCAGATTTATTAGAAACACCTGCTCCAAATTCTAATTGTAAAGTACCATCAGATAAAATTCTTGATACAAATCTACGAGGTACACGTTTTAAAGATAATAAATAAGGTACACTGTCTGTAGTAGAAGTTGGGTTAGATACTTTATCAAAAATAGAAGATTGAGCTAAGTAAGGTACTTCATACCATTTATTACCATCACTATCTGTTATATCTAATATTTGTAATATATTACTATCACTTATACTAACATTAGAAAACTTTTGAGGAGTAGTAAAATTAAAAGTAGTAGATTTTATTTCAGCTGATATAGCAGGTACTGATTTCCTAACTAAAAAATAGTCAGCATCATAAAATGTTATTTCAGCACTTCCTGTATTACTAAAATCAACTTCAGCTGTAGTTAAAAATTTAGTAGCTGTAGATCTTGATGATATTGTTGTGTTTGAAGGGACTATTAATGCATAAGATGTATCAGGTATAGATATCCCATCAACTACAATACTAGGCATAAGTTGAAATACATCAACTGTAGTAGATGATGCATAAGATGCTTTAGGACGATATCCTAGAGCATAAGACATAGCATATAAATTTTCTTTTTCTTTAGAATACAGTAAAAAGTTTTCTTGAACTTGATTGTCAAGATAAAATGACATTACATCACCAACATAAGATGCCATTTCAATAAACATAGCTCCAGGATTAGCATCTGAAAAATCATTGTATGATGTTGGGAAATAAGTTTTAGCGTAATTTATAAGATTTGCTTTAAAATCGCTAAAGCCTTTATTTAAATATGATATATTTTTTTCTTGAGCCATTATTATATGAATTGTACTGTTACTTGATCAGGGGTGTTGGAAATTGCTAAACGATAATTTATAGTTATATCTAAAGTGTTATAATCAATATCAGGAACAACTGATATTTCTCCTAATATTACTTCAGGGATAAAAATGCTAATAGCGTCTATTATTTTAAGTTTTAATAGTTCTATACTTGAATCAGTTATATTATCGAATAACGATTTTTTTATATCAGCTCCAAATTCAGGATTCATTATGCGTTCACCTTTATCAGTTAACAACAAATTAACTAAATTTGACTTTATTTGGTCTTTAGTACTATAAGTCTTATTAAATACACCAGGTGCATTAAAAGGCAATGATACCCCAATCACAATATTCTTTTGTAAATCTAACGGATTTACTCGTATTGTTTGAGGTATGGGCATATTATCCTAAGTTTGATAGACCCGATCTTTCTTGAGGGGTCATATTTTGAGCAGAATCAACTAAAAATGCTAAGTATGGGTTTACAGGTTCACCTGTTGTTTCATTTACCTGATCGCGAATAACCTCTAAAGGTACTTTTGATTGGTATTGTTGTTGGGGAGCCATGCCAAACATTGTACCCATTTTTTCTGCTAATTGGCTACGTACTGCTGGGTTAGCGGGTTGAATGTCATTACTTGTAAAGTTCATTGTGCGGTTTTCGCGCAATGCCTTTTTTTCCTGTTTAGCCATGTGCTCTTCAAGAATGTATGGTAATTCCTCATGAATAGCATCGATTACTGCTTCTTTAATTAATTTTTTAAATGCTTTAATGTTCATAATTATAAATATTTTATCCTTGTAAATTTTGTTGGTCAATAACCAACTTTAATTGATTTACTAACTGTGTTGGGTTTAATGTAAATGAAAAATCACTTTTTATTCGTTCTATATTTTTAGTATCAACAGCTACAACATAATGTCGTTTATTTCCTTTTACTACAAATTTAGGATTATTTTCCTCCCTAGTAAAGAATGTAAATCCTTTATATGCTCCTAAATTAGAGGATGGTGGAGTTATTTGATTGGCAAGTCCTGAAAGATTTGCAAAGCTTGAATTTTTTAATAAATTTTGTAATGTATTAGAATCAGCATTTGGATTTTGTGCTGCTAATAAATTTAACAATGATGTTGAATTACGCAATCTATTAGCATAATCTTCATCAGATTCTCCAGGTAAACGGGTTATACCAGAAGATGAAGGATCATTACCAGAATATTTAATTTGATTTAAATAATTAAATAAATCAACATCACTTAATAAATCTAAAGTTTTTGCTTCTAAATTAGTATTTATATCGCGTAATTGTCTTTTTAAATCTTCTAAAATAAAAATAGCTCCTTGTAATATAGGAATTATTATACATAAAGCTGATGCTATACCATCTAAAATATTTTTTGCTTTTGTGTATAATATAGTTACTGGTTTAGAAAGAATACCAAGAGGAGAAGCAACTGGTACTAGTTCTAATACTCTTGCTAGTACATTAAATACTTGTAGTATAGTGTTTATAGTGTTTAGTACCTTTAAGGCAGCTTGAATTTTTCTTTCTTGTTGATTAATTTTATTAATACATCCATTTCTAGCTACTCTAGCTTGATTTACTTGATCTATTGTAGTTGCGGCATCTATTATACCATTTGTTTTATCAACTAATTCTTGAAGGTTAGCATTATCAGATATAACTTTAATTAATTCTTGAGTTAATAAACTAGAAGTAGTTACTACTATAGTTTTAGTTATATTTAAAGCTAATTGTCTTAATTTTTGATTATCAGCTAAAGATTTTAATCGGTTTTTAAAATTCTTTTGATCTTCAATATTTTTTTTAAATCTAGCAACATCTTCTTTTAACTTTTTATAGGGATCAAGAATTATGTTCTGCAGTCTACCTTGTAATCCTTTTAATCTTGCATCAACAATAACTTTAGCAGCTTCATAACTAGTATTTTCTGCTGCTATACTATCTCTTACTTCCTCTGGAGTTAATTCAGGAGGTAATTGGATTTGATTACCAAAACTATCATATGTATTTTTAGAAACACCTTTAGAAGCTATTTCTACCAATTTATTAGCATGATCAACTTCTAATTTAATTTTATCTCCAATAGTTTTTTCAATTTCATCTTTTAATTTTCCTACAATACCTAATACAGCCCCAACAACTTGTTGTTTAGCATTATTAGCTATTTGTTCTCCAAATGATTTTGGATTTTGTACTTGAGATAAAGTATTACTTATATTAGATGGAACAAAAGAAGATACATTAGATTGTATATCACCTGAAGTAGATGTATTTTCTGAAGTAGATGTAGACGTTGTTTTCCCAGGAGGAACTTCAGACAAGTTTCGTTCTATTCTATCGCCAGGTAATTGTGCCATTATATAGTATAAGTTGATTTAGATGATAATTTTTCCAAGTTATTATAGAAACGTGCAAGATTAGTATTAAGTTCATTTGCGGCTGCTTGTACATCAGTTAAGGGACTTCCTTGAGGTGTTGATGCAGCTGCTGTAAGTTTAATAGCAAATATATCTAAAACTTTTAATAAATCAAAAAGATAATTTTTAGTTTGATTTCCTAATAATAAAGGTTCTGATGGGAAACTGTTTCCAAAAGTGGTACCTAAAAATATTTTTGGCTTAAGATTTAATGGAGTTGATAGTGTTGGATTTTCTTCCTTTACATTTAAATGTATATATTCACCTGCATTTAAATTAATTATATCCGTTGTACTTAATTCAATATTAGATTTTGCAAATATCATTACATCATCTTTTTTAGAATTTAATACTACTCTATCTGCGTTTATTATTACTTGTGGGTTTTGATAAAAATTAAACATAGGTAATGTAAAAGGATTAATAGGATCTTTTACATCAATTTTTAAAGGAATATTTTGGTAGGAAGTTAAGTAAATAGAAGCACCTTCTTCATTTATTTTTTCAAGGTAAAAATCTTGATCTTTATTATAATTGTGGGCATTAGAAATAATAACAATAGGATCACCTTCTTTTCCTACAGTACTCCATTCATTTTTATCTGAAGCTGTTCTTACAGTACTACCAAATCGAATTGAATTTCCTTTTCTGCCTTGTATTATATAATCTCCTTCAAAACTTAATAAATTTCTAACTATAGGATTTTCAACAAAAGTTTTACCTAAAGAAGCATTTGTAGTTGTTGTTAAAGAGTTAGTTTGTTTATCACCCCATAAATTAATAGAGGTAAGATAATATTTTTGAGTTGAATTGGTAGAGATTTGAGCTGCTGGAGATGGTAGATCTAGAATATAGATTAATTCACCTAATAAGGGGTAATGACTAATATTAGGTAGTAATGGTTTTGCTATCTCGCAAGTATCAAGAAAATTATCTGTATTATCTCCAGGGGTATTTTTAGCATTATCATAATCAATAAACAATACACTTCCCATTCCTCCATATTCACCTGCTCTACTAAATTGCTTCGGGGTGGGTGAGTTTTTAGTTGTTACAACACCATACACTTTACCAGCTTTTAAAGAGGATTTTTGGGAAGGAAGACTCATAGGTCTACTTATACCCGACGTTAAAGAACCAACTCCTGTTTTAATTGATAAAGACATTACTTAGTAGTTTCGTATTGTAATTGTTGAGGTGGAGGTGTTTGATTTAATAACTTTTGTCCCTCATCTTGTATTGCTTTTTGTTCTTCTAATAAAGCATTAATTTCATCCATATCAATTAAATCTTGACCAGAATTAGCATTAACAGTTGCTGCACGTTGTGCTATAGCTGCCATTTTAATTAACTGTTCATTATTTTTTACGTTAACATCAATCAAGTCTTTAACAGTAGGCATTAACATTACAGCGGAACCCGCGTTAGATGTTGCCATAGGTTTCATAGTATCAATAAATTCACCTATTTGTTTATCAATATCTTTATTGTTCTTGTGTATTTTCTTAAATAGATCCGATAAAGACATACCGTCAAATACGGTTACATCATCAAAATTAGCCATAAATGCGTTTATCAATAAATATGAATAATTAAATCTTTATATACCCATGATCATAATACTCATTATATAAACGAGTACGTAATATATCTAACTTTTTAATAATTTTAGTTATTTGTGGGGTAGATACATCTGTCATTTCACGAATATAAATGTATAAAGCCTTTTTATTAAATATTTCTAGCGTTTCACGCTTACGAAATAACTCAACAATAGCGTCAGCAGTCTGAGCATCGTGTTGTTTTGGAAATAAGGTATGAATATGTTTATCAATATACATTATGTACTGATTGATGAATAGATTTGGTGAATGCATTTCATCAATAGCATCCATTGACTCATACAATTGAGTTTTATCTTCATCTATATCTTCAACATCAGCTTTTTCTTGTAATTTCTTATAATTGTTCTCGTTATATACAATTAAATAACGTTTAGCAATAGTTCCAAAGTAACTAAATGCTTTACCTTTTTCAGCCTTATATAAGTGTAATTTTTCAAGGAGGAAAGTAATAACCTCGTGTTTTAATTCCTCAATTGTGTCTGTATCAGTATAGTAGAACTTAAACGTATGAATAATATTCTCTGCTAACTTGTAAAAACCGTACTTAATACGTTCATTATAAATACGATTACGTTCAGCCATATCTTCAGTAATGAGATATTCTACGATCGCATCCTCAGTATCCTGAGTGAAATAAATTCTTGGTTCTTTTGGTTTACGCTTACGAGGTTTACCGCGTTTGGTTAAAGCAATTACATCATCATCTTCAGCAAAGATGTCTAAATCATAATTTTCTTCATATGGATATGCCATGTTATTATCTTAGTTTTAATAACAGTATACGAAAAGAAAGGGACGTAACCAAATTAGTTTCTAGTAGAATTGAAATCACTTATAGTGTTTTGGATTTCTCTCAAATTTTGAAAGAAAGTACCTACTTCATCATCAGCTTCAAATGCACCTAATCTATCTAATTCCTTTAATTTCCCATCAGAATTATTAATTAATATACTAATGGCATCCATAAATTGACGTTGTTCAACTACTGCTTTTTCTAAAGCATTATTACGTCTTATAAGTAAAACAGCTCCAACAATAGCTAATTCAATTAAGTGGATTAAAATAACCCATAAAGCAATCATCATAATAAATTATTGTTTAGGTGCAAATTGTTGTTCAAACTCATCAGGCTCAATAGAAATCATTTCACGAACAGATTCAATTTGTTCTTTTAATCGCTCAATAGATTGATTCACATCACTTTGTGAACCTCCTCTGTTTACTTGGATTTCAACTCTGTTTACAGTTGTTCCTAATTGTACTAATTTATCAAGTACGTTATTTTTGTATCTCATGTGATATATGTTTATATATAAATATACGATAATTTATGTCCCCGCAACCCCTGCTACCATTCCCGTTTCTTCCCATCCAACCCGTTCAAACCAACCGTAGGTGGAAGTTACAAAAAATATTTTATACCTCCAAAGAAGAAGAGTAACTTTTGGTTACTCTTTATTTCTAATTGCTTTTAATTCTTCTCGAATCATTGCTTTAAGTTGCTCTTTAACCTGGTTAATTTTAGGTGAACGCTTTAAAACAGTATTAATAGTATTAATTGTTTCAGGATCTTCAACAGTAAACTCAAATGTACCATTAAGCTTATTATCTGTTATATCAAAACTATCAATATTGATGTTTAATGCTTGCAAATGGTTAAAAAATGCCGCTTTGTCTTCTAATTTTATTGTGTAATGTTTTGCCATATCTATAAATATTAACTTCTAATTTCCTGCTCAAGTTGCTTGTATCTCCACTAATCCTACTCTTATACGTATATACTATATATCCAAGTTTTTTAGGTCCTCTAACCAATTGTTTTCGGTTTTATTATCCCATCTTACACCTACACCATCAATATACTTGCGAATGTATGTAGGGTTAATTTGTGTAACGTCACGATAATAAGAAATAACATCCCATTTAGGATCAATTGGATCAGGGGTGAGAGTAAAAGCATGAGCTTTCTGACAGACGAATGGATCGTGTATATCCAGTATCTCATAATTAGATTTATCGTCGTCACGTGTGATATTTTTCATAACTTGTTTATTTTATACTGGGAAATATAGGTAAGAGTCGTGCCTTAACCACTATTACATTGAACCCGATACGTGATCGTGTACAATTTGTTGTACAACGCCCATATTTGCTACGGTTTTGTCCCACTCCTCCAACGTTAGTCCGTGTTGTTTTGCTGTTTCTTCGCGTAATTGACGCGCGTATATTTCAAATGCTTCTTTCGTCAATAAAATTTCGCCTGTATATTTTTTCATATCAATACATATTATAACGTATATACTTTGCCATACCAAAAAGATCGTTTAAGAGGAGATTTTGAGATTTTACAAAGTAGGTGCAAAGGGGTTATTTCGGAAATTGGGATATGCGTATATACTGTCGGGGCGTAGAGATCGTATTTTCGTTGAGAATACCCATAGCTGCACATTTTTTTGTGCGCGCCGTCGATGGACCGCAATTGGCGTGGGAGCGTTCCGCGCACACCCCGCTATCGGGTCGCTATCGCCCGCTATCGTCCACGAAAAGCCAACTATCGCCAGCTTTTTTGTACACGCGCGAGATTTTTGTGCGCGCGCGCTACTTATGCATATTTTTTGTATGATCGTACTCTAGCACGATAACCTTAACCACACTGTAGATACCGATGAAGATCAATGTTAATAGTAATGTTTGCATTATATCTGATTTATTAATTAATTATTATCGTCACCCATTAGTTCATCTAATATCGCTTGCGCTTCTTGCTTCGTCACCCATCCATTACCATCTACATCAACTATGTTTCCTACATAGTACATGTCGTTCATGTTCATTAAATCGTTTACGTTCATATTTTAATTGTTTAATTGTGTTATCAATATATTACCTGCGTCTTGACTAGCCACGGGTATCATTCTATTGTTTCCCAACACGTACCACCCATCGTATCGTTCTTCTAAACGTAATGGACCACTTAAATCGAATGTTTCACCGTCTGTAAATGTTAATTTGCTCATGTTTTATTATTTGTGTACCGTGAATATACGAACCGAACTATGCCGTAGCACGTTTAGGTGTATATTGGTTATTATATTGTTCGATGATCGGTTTCATGTGTGCATCGATCGCATCAGCGTCCGCTTTGGTCTTATCGCTCGACCAGTTCAACACACACGTATCATGTGAGCTGCGATGCCATGTGATCGTATCGTCTATGGTTGTGTACTCGTGTGGGACGAATGATACGGTACCGTCACCCTCGTCATCGTGTACTTCGTATCCCATTGACTCAGCTAGCTCATATGCTGCTTTATTAATCGCGTTTTTAATTTCTTTCTTGTTCATATTTTTAATTTTATAACATTAAGGTAGGTAGGCAATTATGCCTACCCACATCTAATTAATTTCTTTTATTTCAATATTAATACTATCATAGGTATCATCTTCAGTATTATCAGTAAATGATACTGGGTCAATTTCCCCTTCCTTAATAATATTTAAAGCTTCATCTTCACTATTAGCTTCAACTATCCATTTATATATCTTTGTACCTGTAATTATTTTTTCTTCTAATATTTCAAATTTTTTCATATCATTTAATTTTATATTTTAATATATTAATATTTTCAAACTATTTCATTATAATATATTATTTAAATTTAACTATACTTATTAACTATATTATTAATTAATTCTTCTACATTTAATTCTTTACCTATACTATATAATACTAAATCATTATACACATTTAAATTATTAAACATTACTTTAACTTCATTATTATTATCTATATAAACACTACCAATATTAAATTTATTTCTAACTTTATTAACTATTTCATTATTTAATTTTCTTTT